AAGCTCTCAGGAAGTTGTATCTTAACTTTCATAAATTATATACGTTTAATTGTGTTTTTGTATTAAGTCGGTAGTGAGAGGGGTGGCTAGTTAACTTAGCCGCTATGCACTTAACATTATTCCCCTCCCATTTCTTAAGTTAACCTACCTTATATGATATTCTCCCCTAGTCGGGTTTTCTAGTTGATAGCTTACCGCGTACCTAAGTGCGTCGATAGCATGGTTGTATTTATCCACGGGCGTGCTGCTTTTCTTTTCTAACCAACAGTAGTTGTTTAGTTCCTTGATTAAGTCGGTACTTCCCTCATCTATAATTAAGTCGAAGTCCTGAAGCAATGCTATCCCGTAAGTTACTGAACCTTGCCCCTTAATTGTAGGTACTATGTTATTACTTACGCTTAACTCACTTATTAACCTTGGCTCTGCTGAATCCGCTACTATTAGACTGCTTCCCGCAAATCGTTTGTTTAGTTCTGCTATCTGTGAAGTCGTTAACGCTTGCTTATAGTAATGTAGTTTAATGTATATTTTCTTGTTTGCCTTGTCTATGCTTGTCTCTACTAAAGTAGTCGGGTCCGCTGAGAATCCGAAGTCTTGCCCGAATACGCTCGGTGCTGCTTGCTCAAACTTGCCTATTGTCCAGTTGCTAAATATAACGCCCTCTGCTTTGTCGAGCCAACCTCCTAGTATTTGGTGCTTAAACTTCTCAGGACGTCGTGTGCGTATGTTCTCTATTTGATTAATGTAACTCTCACTTAAGTTGTCTAAGTTGTCTAAATAGGTTGTGTGTATGTAAGTAGTGTCCCCCTTTGTGACGTTGCCCCCTTCCTGTATTCCTCTAGACTCAAAGAAGCGGTTATATATCCAATGCTCTTTTGTGCTAGGATTCATTATTAAAATCACCCTGTTCTGTATTCCTTTCGCCCTTACGCTTAAGTCTATCTTATCGAAAGTCTCCTCATCGGTTAGCTCTTCTGCTTCGTCGAGTACCCAAGTTGTTACGCCTTGCAAAGACTTGAGGTTAGCCGTTTGGTCTCCTGAGCTTGTCTTAATACCTCTGAATAATATACGGCTTCCCGACTGCTTGTTTATTATTTCGTCCTTGGTTATATGAAATCTATCCTGCCATCCTAGTAGCTCTATTTTCTCCAAGAACTCAGGAATAATAGATATACCAGCTGAGCGCAAAGTATAACGAGTAAAAAGGATAACATGATTAGGCTCTACGGTTAAAAGACAAAGAAGTAATCCAATAGAAAACGACTTACCCGAACCACGACCACCTGTACAAATGTAGTAGCGCGAATCATTATCTAAGACTAAATACTTTTCGTTAATCTTTATCACTCCTTACAGCTTTCAGTAAGTCATTAAAACTAACTACGTTTTCTCCTGTAGTGTGTATGTCTACGCTTTCTTTTGGCTTGCCGTAACGGTATTCAAAGTATAGTTTAATAGCTTGCATATTGCCATCCATTACTAATTCGCCTAACTTCATCATAGCCTTATCTTGGTCTATTACGTTGTCTATTCTTTCTATTAGTTTAATCTCATCAGCTTTAGGCTTTCGCCCAGCTCCTTCTCTTTTTCCTCCGTGTGCTGCCATCTTGAAAAAATTTGTTTATTCAATTCATATTTAAAAGCATATCGAACTGCTCTCTGTCTATGTCTATTATTTCCACGTCTAGGTCGTCTTCTAAGTGTTCTACAAAGTCAATTATATACTGTCCGTGTTTTACGTGTTCTATAACCTCTCTCATTAAGTCCATGTCTCCTACTGACTTGTTGAACTTTATGTAATAATACATCATTGGTATTGATTGAAAAGAGTTTGTAGTTTATTTAGTACCCCTCTAAAACAGCTTCCACAGCTTGTAGGTTTAAAGTCGTAGTGTAGAACTCTGTTGTATATTTTTACTAGTTCCTTTTGTTCGTCGGGTTTAATCATTGTCTTAGGCTTGCTAAAGAAGTCTGCTAGATAGTTATATTCATTCTCTTCTAAGCACTCAGGTTTATTATAAGGGAATATCTTATTTAGTTTCTCCTTTCTGTCGTCACATCCGCAGTCGTCACCAGCTATAAACTTAACGAGCTTTTTTATTCCTGTAGCTTCTGTTACTTTCTCTATAGTGTCACCTAAGCCCTCGGAGGTTTCCTCGTTTGCCTCGTTGAATCTTTCCTTCCATTCTTTATACTCCTTAGTTCTTTTGTCTAAGTTCTCGTAGTATTCGTTACTCTTCTCCATTGTCTTCTAGTTTAACCCCGTATACGCTTCTTTTAGGTATGTAGGGGCTTGTTATTAATTTGCGTTCCTTGTATTCGTCAAGTCCTATTCTAGTATATATGTCCTTGCTTAATATTATCTCTTCATAGTCAGGGTACTTATCTATGAAGTCGTCTATTATCTTAAATGCTTTTCCTGTTGTCATATTTTTTCGTAGTCCTCATTTATGTAGTCTTCGTAGTCTTCTCCTACTGCTTCGCTTATTCTCTCCTTACAGGTTTTGATAGTGTGAAAGATTGAGCTTAAACTTATCTTTGTTTCGTTGCTTAGTTCTCTCATGCTTCTACCGTCTTTGTATAGTTTCCAAAGCATCTCGTCGTACCAGTGCCAGTTCTCTACTTCTTCTTCTATTCTTTCGTGTATCTTTTCTAGTTCCTCTTTTCTGTCGCTACCTTCCGCGCATAAATAACGCAGCTCCTCTAAATCTATTTTGCATACTTTACTTTGCTTCCTGTGTAGGTCGTAAGTCATGTTACGTAATATATAATATACGAAAGTATCTGCAGTTTGTTTTTTAAGCTCGATATTCATAAGCTTAATGTACATCTCCTGTACTATGTCCTCGGAAAAGTCCCCTCCTCCCAAGTTCTTAACTATGTTAACCCATTTGTTATGCTGGGCGTAAATTGTTTCCATGCTGACAAATATAAATAAAAAAAGGGAAGTCGTTAAACTTCCCCCTAAACATTAAAACTAAACCATGAAACACGACAAAGATAACATTATTTCTCATAACTCAGAATAAACTTTTCGCATCTTCTTTTTACATTGCTTTCATGTAAGCCTTGAAGCTTCGCCACGTGTCTAAAACTTCGATACGTTTGAACTACTGCAGCGGTTGCTTCTATCTTAGTCCACTTAACCTCATCTCTTAACTGAGGGACTAACTCGTCTAGTTTGTTAAGTACTTCTGTTTTTTTCATATTAAAAAGGTAAGTCGTCGCTGTGCTGTGCGGCTTGTGCTACAGTTTCCTCTTTTGGCTCGTAGGTATCTAGCTTCGCATAAGGCTTGCCACTTTTACCCATTAACACACTCAAGTTAACCCAGCCGTTTTTATTGTTAGCCTTCATAAATTTCTCAAACTCTTCGACCTTTACGCTTAAATTACATAGCACGAAGTCGGGCGCGTTCTCATTCTTTTTAACGATTAAACCGTCTGCAAAAATTGTTTCCATATTTATTTTGTTAATTTACTAATTGAACTCTCAAGCATAGAATAATACTCTCTACACTCTTTTACTCTTTCTTTCATTTTGTTTACCGTGTTTTCGTTGTACTCTACCTCGAATATCTTTACACGTAAATTTTCAGGTATTCTATCGAACTGCATTTTATCTCTAACCTTTTGCTCTATCTCTAAGGCTTGCTCGTCTGTAGGATCAATAGCTTTTAGTTTCCACGTTTCTCTCCTTATCTCATCCTGTATAGCGTCCTCGGTATGATTGATTAAACAATAAGCTACGTAGCCGTTTAGCTTTCCTGTTAAGTCCATGTAAGCCAAAAGCTGGTACATATAATCTTTATTAGGCAGCTCGCTATCGAACCAAGGAAACGTAGTAGCGTCCCAGCTAGTTTTTATGTCTATAATAGAATCATCAGTAATAATATCGGGCGTTCCTACAAAGTAATCGTTTTTAAAGCGTTCCTCGTTTTTCTGAACTCCGAAGTTACCTGTAACCTTTGAGAAAAATAAGATACTTTCGTCCTCTTGGTTTGTACCCCTTTCAGTGTATCGGTTAGAGAAGTCTTTTTTAATACCGAACTCGTTATATAAAAATTGCTCTTCTACAGCAGTCTTAGCCGTCTTACTTAAAAACTCCGACTTTGTGCGAGGGTTAGCCATTATTTTGCCAACCCCCGAAGCATGACAATAGTACTGTTTCATATTTCCGTTTTTAGTTTATATAGTTTAGTTAAATCCTCATCGCTCAGCTTCTCGAATATATCAGCTAAATGGCTTCTAAATCGTGCTGGCTCGTGTGTGTACTTTCCTGTTAACTCTAAGCCTCTTTTCCTGTAGTCTGCAGTTTCTAACAAAGTGAGCTTATTAATAGTATTTTCTCTGCTCATTGTTGTAAGCTTTTAGTTTGTTCTTTAGTTAACTCAAACTTCTCTATAAGTTCCTCCTTTGTGTAAGTTCCCTCAGCAATAGCTTTAACCGCCTTGTTGAACTGAGCAGAAGTTAAACTAGCTTTCTTAACTACTTTCTTTTCCTGTTCGCCCGCTGCGTCATTATCTACGTCTGTCACAAGTCCAAGCGCAGAACTTATAGCGTAGCGACGAAAATAAGAACAACCAGCACCAAAAGACTGAAAGTCGTTCATGCCTTTTAATTGTACGTAAGGCATAGCAACCTCGCTAGATACTTTCTCTCCGCTGTCAATATGAAAGATAATAGTTTCAATGTAGTTAACGCCTTCTTTAGTTCCTAAGTGCTGCATGAAGCCTAAGCCGTGCTTTTTTAGTAAAGGGTTAATCTTTTCGAAGATAGTAGGGAGGTCAGCGTATGAATAGCCGTAGCCTTTTGTTCCCTTGTGAATCGTTGGTACTTCTTGCTGGAAATCAGCAATTGCTTTAAATAAATTTTTCATGTTTAAAAGTTTAATTGTTTATGCAAATATAGTTATTTATAATTGTTACGCAAGTTTTTTAATAGTTTTTTGTATTTTTTTGTTATTTCCTTGATTTCGTCGATAGTCATCTTTAATGGCTCTAGGTCTTTACGCTCTAACCTGTTAACTCGCTCCTCTCCTATTCTGTTTATTAATTCAATACGATAGTTTATTAAGTTACCTGAGTAGAAAGTGTTACAGCGTTCGCATTGCTTATGTACGTTGTCTTCGTTAAAGCGAAGCTCAGGAGTACTTCCTACGCTCATGTAGTGACCAGCGTTCATTTTGCCGTTGTACGTTCCGCATGAAATACAGCTTCTATCTTTATCCCTTTCACGTATGTAAGCATTAAAGGCAGCTTGTGCTAGTTTCAAGTAGTCTGAGCGGGTAAGTAACTTTTCTTTGAGTTCCTTCTTTCTGTCCTTCCATTGCTTCTCCTTTTGTAGTTTCGTGTATTCGTATCCGCACTTGGTAGAACAAACAACTTGAAGCGGGCGTAATGGCTCAAACTTCTCTTTACATACTTTGCACTTTTTAGCTCTCATAGTAACTCCTTATTTCGTTTAATTGTTTTCTTCATAATAGTAGTATTTATCAATCACCTCACAACTTGTCATATTTGTTAAGTCTAAAAGAATTTTTTTCACTTTTTCTAAAAACATTTCTTTGTTTTCGTATTTATACCATTCTCCTGTAGCTTTTTTCTTTTTAAATATTTGGTGTAGCGTATTTTCTATATCATATGGAATAGTGTAATAACCTAATATAAGAGGGTTAGCAGTGTTAAGTTGTCGTCTTCTACTTTCAAAGTCTCTAGTTTTTCCTATTTTAACTATATTAGGGTTTTCCATGAAAGCTAAGTAACATATTGTAGTACCTTTTAATTTACATACATCTGTTTTTTTAATTTTAATAAATTTTGACTGCTTCATAATAATTCTTTTACCTCGTTTAGTTGTTTTTTAAGTTCGTCTATCTCCTTATCCTTTTCAAGTAGTAACTTATACTGGTTAAAGTTTTCCCTGTTAGTCTCGGTTAACTGCTTATCTACAGAAACGAGGAAGTAATATAACTCAGTAAGCTCTTTAATACATTTGTTGTTAGTCTCTATCCATTCATGGCTAGGCTGTTTCTCCTTTACTTTCTCATTAATTGCTTTTAACTGCTCGGCTGCTAGTCTTATAGCCCCTTTGCTTAATACTACATCTATTGCGTAACTCATGGCGTTTTAATTGTGTTCCATATCTCATGCGGGTCTTCATCTAACCCGTTTTCAATATC